TCGCTGTCATGGGTCAATTCTGGGAGACCCGACGCGAGAAGGTGCTGGTCAACGTCCGCATCGAGGACCTCCAGCAGCAGTTCCCGCAGATCGACATCACCGCCCTCATCAACGACAAGGGTGCGGAGAACGACCTAAAGAGCATCTTTGAGGAGCAGTACGGCTGCTCCAAGGGCAAGGCTGCCTCCATGCTCAAGGAATTGCGCAAGAGCGGTGAAACCAGCGTCCCGATGGACGGCCCCGAGCGCAGTTACCCCGTGCTGCGGGCGTTCAACCTGGACGAAAACCTGTTCATCCCGTCCTTCAGCCTAGACCTTGAGCGGGTGCCCGGCATCTATCGCGTGGAGTACTTCACCGCCGAGCAGCTCCGTCAGTTGGTGCGTGATGACAATTGGGACAAGGATTGGGTGGAAAAGGCGATTGCTACGCAGCGTGGCCGCCTGATCACGATTAGTCCGTCCGAGTACCTCCAACCCATCAGCCGTTCGTTCGTCTACACGCAGCAGCGGTTCACGGACAAGATCGGCGTCGTGTTTGCCTACCAGCGTTTGTCCGACGAGGACGGCATCCCCGGCATCTATTGCACGGTGTTCCATCCGATGATGCCGCCGGACACGAACCACGAAGGCTACGCCAAGACCGGCCTCTTGGGTTACGCCCACGGCGAGTATCCGTTTGTCCTTTATCGCCGCGAGTACCTGTCGCGTAAGCTGCATGATTCCCGTGGCGTACCGGAGCCGGGCAAGCCGTGGCAGGATCAGATTAAGGCGCACAAGGACAGCCGCATTGACGCCGCGTCCCTTGGCATCCTTCCGCCCATCTGTTACCCGCAGGGCCGCCCGCCGGGCCGGTGGGGTCCAGGCGCCATGATCTCGGAGCGGCGTCCGAATGAGTACCACTACGCCGACCGTCCGATACCGGACATGAACACGGAGAACTCCGAGAACCTGCTGGAAGCATCGTTCAAGGAGTACAACGGCTTCGCCAGCAAGGAGGGCGATCCGTCCATCGACCCAATCTACAATCAGTTTGAGGTGAACAAGTTCCTCACCTGCTTGGCCAAGAGCTTCCGGCAGATCTGGAAGCTCTACAAGCAGTACGGTCAGGAGCAGATCGTTTTCCGTGTCATGGGAGTGAAGGACGCCGACAGCATGGTGTTCAACAAGGGAGACGTGAACGAGGAGTTCGACTTCTACCTGTCGTGGGACGTGCAGTCCACGGACTTCAAGCGGATGTCGGAGAAGTGGACGGCCATCATCCAAGGCGCCCAGTCGCTTGACCGCGACGGCGTCTGTGATTGGGCCGCGCTCTTCCAAGCGTTCGTCTCGTCCATTGATCCCAACATCGCGGAACGCATCATCCGTCCCGCCAAGGCTGGCCAGCAGCAGATCGTCAATGACGAGCAGCAGGATCTGGCGCAGATCTTCGCCGGCATTCCGAAGAACATCCGCATCGGCACGCCGCCGCAGATCGGCCTGCAAGTCATGCAGCAATACCTCCAGCAGCCCGACGTGCAGCAGCGGTACTCGCAGGACAATGCCTTCCGTGAGCGCATTGATGCCCGCGCCAAGCAGTACCAGTTCCAAGCGCAGCAGCAGCAGAACGCGCAGATTGGTCGCTTGGGTGCCGCGATGCCCGGACCTATGCCGGCCACGACCACGCCTTGATGCCAACGAAGAAGCACACGTTCCTCACTCCTCGTGAACGCGCCGAGCGGCTGCAAACCGCTCTCGCCCGCCTGATCGGCAACGATGCCTTTCAGGATTTCGTGGAGGGGTTGCGTGAGATTCAGCGCAACACGTTGCTCGACCTGATGAATGACACGGTGGTGAAGGACGAGCGCCTCACCGCCGCCTCCCTCGGGGAAATTCGTGCGTATGAAGCGATCATCAACCTATGTGATGATCATATTCAGACCCGACTGGCGGAGGCGGACGCGCACGACGTTGAATAAATTGTTCTAATACCGCTTGACAGTTGGTGTTTCGATTAGCACGGCTAATGGCACTGGGCATCCCGCCCTGCCACAAGCCCTTGGGGGCCATAAAC